GGACAGCTTTTTACCAACCTCTTATATACTGCATCGGAAAACTGCATTGCTGTCTCCATAGCACGTGAATGATCTCCGTGATTGAGAACTTCTTTTGCCACCTTGATGTTGAAAACACACTTGTGGATAATTTCAATCAGGGTAAGAGAAATATTGGACTCTCGAGCTGCCGTGTAAGCAATGATGTCAGTGATTGAATTGATTACACCTTCATTGAACTTCGTTAATGGCGTAGTGTTAAAGTAAAGCTGATATTGGTTACCATCCTTGAAGAAAGACACTGTGTCTTCCGGGAAAAGTTCTGACAAATATCTTTGCAATGCATTGATTGTATCTCTTTGAGTCTGTTCCTGTTCTATGTTCACTAGTCCTCCTTAGGTATATCGTGAAAATCGTGGTTTTAAATCAATCTGTGGCTTTTCATTAAAAGCTTCAAGTTTTCCTGACAATGGGGAAATCGGTTTGGCCGTTACACCTTTTGGCTTGGAGATAGAAAACTCGCCTAATTCGTAATCGGAAGCTAATTCAAAAGGAAGCTGAAGTTGATCCGGATCGTTCTCCACGGACTGGACTTGGGACTCGTCAAATTTCTTAAAGCTTGTTGCCTCGGTTTCATCGATATAGTTCTGCCAACCTTGCATATAAGCCATTGCATCCATCATGTTGTCTTCACGAAAATTGTAGGATTGTCTGGAAAACTTGAGGGCTAGCATGGCTACGAACATATCGTGTGCGTTCCACTCTTTGCCTGACATGCCTGATGCGATAAGTGCGGCTCTTTCAAAGCCTTCTCCAATCGGGCCATACTGTCGTTCTTTCTCTTCGGATCGTTCGTTAATGATCGAGTGAGCTCGTTGAGCTATTGATGGTTTGTCGTTATTGTTGTTCATAGATTTTCTCCATTATTTGTTCTGTGTGTTTGTTGATCTCTTCTATTGTAAGGTCTTTATATGGCAAATACATCCACTCTTCTATCACGAGACCCATCGTGACATTAGGCTTCAATTTCCATTTAGGAAGTTCTGGATAGTTACCAGTATTCTGTGCACGATAGTTATCGACAATTTTTTGCATCATTGACCAATGACGTTCGTATACGTGATATGACCCTGCGGAATGAGTATACGTGCCTAAAGTAACTTGTTCATCTTCTGGTAGTCTCGTATTAAGCTCATTGAGCATCATCTGTTGGAACATGCAGAATGTCCATACATCATTACAAAAGCCGTGTACTGAGCAATTGCTTCTCATGTTCACGCCTAGGTGTAGCTGATTATCTCGAATGAAGAAATGCATGTTATTGGTGCACGGATAGTCTTTTGAGTTTTTGAACTTATGATGTGGCTGATTGATCATAATAGTTGCACGACGAGTGTCACGATCACGAATCAGTTCATCAATCACCCAAGCCCATTGAGTACCACGATTCGAATATTCATGAAGAAGTCCACCTGTACTAAAGATATATGTTCCATAGTTGGATTCAACTCGGCCTTTGTCGTCGGCAATGTCGTTCCAGATAGATGCCCACTTCCCAATATTCACAACGGACGGGTTTGCACTAAGGTACCAAAGCCATTCGGCGATAGCGTATTTAGGTTGGAAATTGCGAGCTCTTGGCATGATGCTGAGATCCGTAGGGTCTTCGATCTGGATCTGGTGGAACATAAGTTCTTTTTGGTTCGTGCCTCTCGAGGAGACATTTCGACCTTCTGTTGCTACGAGATGTAGACCCTCACAGAAAGCTTCGTTAAGATTTTTATACTTGTGCATTCGCACCTCCGTTTACTTTATTATAGTTCTAGAACCGTTGGATTACAGAACTTTGACCAATTTAGGCAACGGAATATATGTTGTATCCCCGTTAGCATCTATAGCTTTCACACCCAAGCCATTTTGGCACACTTCTTCGATCATCTTCGGAGGCAATCCCCGACCACGATAATTGATACTACCTTTTTTTGTCGACAATACAGTATCCATTGGATTTAAATCCAAGCTTTCGAGGATTTTTCGTCCTTCTTGAGCTTTGGCTCTACCTTCTGAAGTTAGATAAAAACGCTTCTTATGAGTATCGTAATAACGTCCACGTGGAGCTATTCTACCACTCTTACGGTAAGTTAGGTGTGTACAGGTCCAATTCTTAGGGTTGCAGTTTACGTCCTTACACTCTTGTCTAGCTTCAGGTGAATTATACACTTGATAGTACCCTGGATTAAAACTTACGGAAAGATAACGGTTACCCCAGTTTTTCTCACAACGAGTAGAGGGTGCACGACCAAGACGTACTGTGTTCATATGTCTCATGATGTCCGAATATCGGATTTCTGAATTCGGATTATCATCAATGTACATGCAGATCACATGGATCCAAGTAAGGCGTTCTGATTTCGTTATATTCGTCATTTTGACTCCTGTGTTTTTTGTGTGACTAGTGTTCTTAATTCTGTGCGAAGTTCTAGACGGATTGTTTCGCATTTTGGACATGGGCATCCTCGACCATGAGCTTTGACCAAGCCACGATTTAATTTTCTCTTGATCTCATAGATACGAAAATCTCGTTTACGAGCTTGCTGCTTCTTCTTGATATTGTTATTAACTGTAGTGACAGTGTCGAATGTTAATAAACCCAGTAGTAAACCTAACATTATTTTTCACCTCTTGCTTCTGCTACTGCTTTCGCTGCAGCTCTTCCTGCTTTTGCTTGCCCATATTTGTATGGATTTGGGCCACGATACTCTCGTTGCAGCTCTGTAGATTTTAGAGTGACCTTGATGCGATCTGCGTAGTTTGTCCAACCACCTGCTTGGTCTTCAGCTTCGTAGTACTCTTGCCAAGTACGTTCGAATCGAGCTTTTGCTTCTTCTGCTCTTTTCTTACTTCCATAAGTTAGGGTTTCGAGGATTCCGTCTCGGTTGTGGATGATAACGACATGAACTTTTTTCATATGATTTCCTATTGTGATGTGTTTTGTGTGTTTGTTACATAAGTAATGTATCCCACAAGAGGCTTGATTTGTACTGGGCTGCATTGTAATTGCATAAAAAAAGGGCACCTTTTTAGGTGCCCGTGGCTTGCGCCAGTCTCAGAAGCTATGGAATTATACCTAGTCTTTCGTATATCCCCACGACTTTTGCTTCCAATTATCCTGCATTGACACAGTGTGCCCTGAGTCTTCGAGTTCTCCGTTAAGAAACTTAACTACTTCAGCAGCCATATCTCTTGCTGTTACGGTGGGAACGTTTTGAGCTAGCATATTAGGAGCTGTAAACTGATTAGCTTTCGTGAATTCGAAGTCATGTGGAAGTCCCATCATGTGCATCACTTCTCGAGTGTTCAAGAACCTAGGTTCTGTCGGATGCATCGAAGCTTTCAATTGATGACCAACCATAGCATTTGTTTCGGATCCCCACACATACGGCGCCATAGTCATGTAGTTCTTGCCCGCTGCTTTCTTTGCACGGATACGAAGAAGTTCCTTATAAGCTCTATGTTCGGTAAGATCGTTATTTTCAAGCCAAAGTTGATAATCATCCCATAGGCCGCCTTTTTCACAGATGTGCATCATGTTAGGTCTTTTCTTCGGAAGAGTCGAAAGTTTGTCAATCATAGATTCATGGTCCAAGCCCAAATGCTCTCGGAAGAACGAATAGATTGGAAAATCCTGCAAAGTCCTTGAGATTGGACGTTCATCTGAACTAGGTAGGCCCTGCGGCATTTCCGTGATATACTCTTTGAAAGTTTTCTTAGGGCGATTGTACCAACTCAGGACTGGAGCTGTCTCCGTTTCCCAAAAGAAGTAAAAAGTGCGGTCTCTACGCTGAGGAATACCATGGAACGCTGTAGACGTTTTATAAAATGTCATGGAGTATCCATGTTGCTGTGCGTATTCGATCAGCTCGTCCCGCATGTATTTGCCACTATTCGTAAACATTGTTGGTGCGTTTTCACCCCAGAACACTCGAGGCTTTAGGTTTTCCAAAACGTATTCTGTCGACAGACGCATCCAGTTATTCGCAGCTTGCCGTTGTTTATTATTAGCTCCAGGCTTTGTCGTCGTAAGCATGGACAGACCAGCACAAGGACACACCGAATTAACGAAATCAAGTCGTCCTGTTTCCTTGATCGAGGGTACATTCGATTCTTTTGCATCAGTCGAATCTAGCACGTAATTCGGAACATTGGGCCGGTATCTGTGGTAGTGACTTTCGTTCTTTGCAAAAGCTCCGTAACTCATGTTATAGACTGGTTCTGTTCCCGTAGCTTGTTCACACCCAATGGCGGAACCTCCGATAAGTGGGACAATATTAGCCCATTTAATGTTAGTAGTCATTCGTGACCTCCGATTGATTGTTATGTATAAATTGTAACGGGATAGTGCAGATAATACCACACTATCCCGAATATCACACAATTAAATCTTAATTTTAGTCAAGGAAGATTTCGACCTTGGACCAAGATGTCGAGAACCCGTATTGGTTATGTTTTACCATTGCTACACAGACTGTGTACGGTTCTAGCAACTCTTTGCCATTCCAGCCCCACATATTCATCCAGCTGGTCTTGCCGGACTCTCCGATGACTTTACACCGAAGATAGAACTTGCCATTTTTCGTTTTCTTCGGAAAAGCTTGAGTTACGATAAACCAATGAGGATCATAAGGACCACGATAGTCATCGATACAGTTCCACATCTCATCTTCAAAACGCTGCACATAACGTGGCGGAATAACTGTATCGATAGATACGTTACCAATCAGTTTCACTTCATTCTGGATGATTTGGTTCCGAGTATATGGTTGAGTCTCACGATGCTCTTCGATAGACTCTAGCAAAGAAGTGTATCCGATAGTTGGATTGGTCTTTAGCTTTTTCTTCCACTTCGACCAGTTCGGAATAACTGCTTGTTCCATGTGCTGATAGTTCTCGAATGTTTTACCAGCACCAACAAAACCGCAGGACTCGAATGCTTTCATTTTGATTAACGAATCCATCGCTTTCTTGTTGAACTTACTCACTTGCCACTTCATATCGTCGTTGTACAGGAGTTCTTCAAGAGAAGTGATGCCAATACCGTTTTTCTGTCGAAGAGCTTCACGGATACTGATCAATTCATCAACAGCGATGTCACCTACACCTTTGATAGACGAGAACGATGGCATGAACTTTTTACCCGGAAGGATCGTCCAAGAATGGTCTGCATAGTTAACATCGACTCTTTCGAAAGTGTAACCAAGTGACTTCACTTCACTAGCAGCTTTTTTCTTCTTATCATCGGAACCTTGCATTGTTTCGAGATATGCACATAGCCATTCTTCTTCGTAGTAAGTCAACATCCATGCACAATAGTACGAGATCATCGCATAAGATACGGCATGTGATTTGTTGAACGAATAAGCCGTGAACTGCATGATGTTATCGTACAAGCTGTCTGCTTGACGTGTTGACAGACCACTCGCTTTGAAACCTGCCATGATACGATCTTTAAGAGCTTTTGCTTTTTTCTTCGCATCACCCGAGGATTGTTGAGGCTTCATCATCTTACGAATGGAGTTACACTCTTCAAGAGGAATTTGGCCGAGTCTGTTCACGATAGCCATCGTTTGTTCTTGGAATACCAATGCACCATCGGACTCACCGAGAATCTCTTTGAGGATTGGATGGTCATAAGTCACATCTTCTGGGTTACGCTTGTTGCGGATATACTTTTTATCCATATTCATACCAAGCGGACCTGGACGATATAGGGAAGTACCAATAGCCAAGTGAAGGATCGATGTTGGTTCGATGTTCTGGAACATACGTTGAGCACCGTCATTAGTACATTGAAAGATATTAGCCCAGCGACCATCTCGGTATACTTCGTAAACTTTTTGATCATCCCAGTCGATCACATCATTACCCATATTTTCTTCGAACCATTCGGTAACTTCATCGAAGGTTGGGTTTTTGATACCGTGTTTACGTTGCAAGATCAACTCAATAGTTCGGTCGATACATCGAAGGGTACCGAGACCCAACAAGTCAAACTTAACCCAGCCGAACTCTTCGAGATGCTTGTATGATGCACCCTCTACCCATGGGGTCTGACGTTCACCACGAGCAAGAATAAGTGGCATACGTTCTGCGATGTTTTCTGAAACAATAACGCCACCAGCGTGCCGGCCAAGAGCTTTGTTTTGCTTGTGTAAGTTTTCAATATGGGGTTCGATCTCAGGGTGGTCAGTGAGGAACTGAAGGAAACGTGGTGAGTACTTCTTAGCCCACTCGAGAGTCGGTTGGATCGGACCATTGGTTTCTACATTGTCAGAACGCAAGCCAGACTTGATGTCGCTTTCTAACGTTGCTAACGCAGAGTTAACTTCGCTGAAATCCAATCCATAGAAACGAGAAATATCTTTGACAAGAGACTTAAGTTGAAAACGGTTGTAGTTTGAGATAGGGACAACGTTATCTTCTCCGAACTCTTCGTGCAACATCTTGATTAACAAATCACGATCACCAAAGTCAGTGTCGATGTCAGGAAGGTCCGTACGAGTCGGATCAAGGAAGCGAGAGAAAAACAATCCGTATTTGATTGGATCGACATTGGTAATTCCAAGGCAATAATTCACAAGAGACCCCGCTCCAGAGCCTCTTCCCGGTCCTACAGACATTCGTCTCTTAGCGATGTCTACGATTTTTTTCATAGTCAAGAAATATTGTGCGAAGTCTTTAGACAGGATAACACGTAGCTCTTCTTTGATGCGTTCTACATATTCGGGCTTGACGTGTAAACCTTTCTTAACCAAACCTTCTCGAGACATTCGAATCAAAGCTTTGTTAGCAGTTTCGCCTTCTGGAATAACGAAAGATGGGAGCTTGACACTAGTATCAGCTTGAACATCACCGATCATCTCGAAAGCGATGTCATGTGTGCGTTCCATAGCATATCGCATCAGCTTGTCTTCATAGAAGTCATAATCACCGGTTGTATCGAGATAACTATCCCATACTTGCATTTCATTCTTTGGATACAACTCACACTTGAGTTCATCTTTAGATTGAGGTAACGAGTCTGGCGTAATGCCTTCATATCCTAGCCAGCCTAACTTCTTGTACATCTCACGAGCTTGCCACTTTTCAGGACGAGAGTAGTGAGAGTCACACGTAACAATAAGTTTTGTACGTAATTTACGTTTAGATGCAAACTGAATGATAGCTCTATTCACGAGGTGTTGCGCATTGAGTTTGTTAAATTGAAGCTCAAGAAACACATTTTCTTTCCCGACAGCATCGACCAATTTATAATAAGTCTCGTGCATTGCGTTATCGATTTCTTCCCATACATCTGGATCGTCTAACAACTCTGGCTTGAGATCATCGAACGCAAGGTCTGGAAAACGTGAAAATACTTCGTAACCAAGTGGACCACCAATACATGCTGTACTTACGATAAGATGACTATTGCCTTCCTCATCGAATGCGGCTTTCTTGAGCATAGAATAGTCAACACGTGGGAAACGGTAAAATCCTTCCAAGTAACCCTGAGACACCAATCCGAACAGTCTTTCGAGGCCTTCGGATGTTTTAGGAAGCACAACAAGATGATGACGACGTTTACGAGGGTCAAGATACTTAGAAGACTTAGAAGCTTCCTCGTTTTCTACGGTAAGACCAGCATCATCACCACTAGAGTTCTTGTCAAACTCTGCGTCCATCTTATCGAGACCCTTACCAAGTGGTGGATAACCAGCCTTTTCAGCACGGTACTCTAAGTGTTGCATCATGGGTTCATCGTTTTTCTTTTGTGCTTTTGCGAACTCGTTCTGCAATTCCCAATGAGACAGATCCGGATGAACGTACATTTCGCAACCAGGGATGAACTTAAAGTTGATACCTTTACTACGAAGCTTTTTCGCATGTAAATATGCATGAGCAAATCCATTCATTTGACCGTGGTCTGTCAGGGCCCAAGCGATTGATTCGCCGTTAGCTAATTGGTGTTGATTGTTTTCTACGACAAAGTCGATATGTTCTTGAGGGTAATCCATTCCGTCGAAAACAGAAAATCCGGAATGGCTATGCAAAGATACGAATCTTGCGGGTGGTTTTGCTTGAGTAATTCTACGTGTCATTAAGACTCCTTGTTGTGTGATATATGTGTGTATTTTATGATGTAAAGTGTTGGATTACAGGCCTAGGCCTCAGTGATGTGGACGGGGCCTTTGAAAGATTCTATAACATCGAAAACAAAACGACCTTGACGTTTTTCTTGGATGATAGCGAATCCCTCTTGCTTTGGATCCGGATTTCTGACATAATGCTTGAAACGAATGCCACGCAAGAATGTGTATACTGTAGTTATCACAGGGTCGGGCTTTCCGAAAACATAAACATCTTCTTCATGTTCTCTCACGAACACCCCATATTCCGGACTATGACGGGAAAAACGGTATACAGTTTCTGTGTTGAATTTTTTATCAGGCATTTTATCTCCATTACATTAGTAATGTAATCCATTGGAGAACAGTCTTGTACAAACTTGCTTCGTTTATGATAAAGAATTTTCGTATTCTCTGATCTTTTTTACTGCTTCGACCTTATCGGGGATTGGCATGCCATTTCTGGACATGTAGAACTCAAGGATAGTCCATTTTAATTCGTAATCGTTCCAATGCTCCGACCACTTGTATGCTATTGATTTTCTAATGTCGTTTACTTCGGAGCTGACTTTTTGAAAGCATCTCGAGATTCGCATTTTCTGATTTTTCGCTGGAAGTTCTTCCGGATACAAATCTAAATACACACCGACGAGCAACAATTCGTTCCAGTCGTGAGCTTCATATGCACGATTAGATACATCGTACCATTCGGATCTCCTAAATTGCTCCAAAGCACTGAGGTTGCTTCTAGCGATTGCATCGGGATGGCAGAGTTTTGCAATTCGTTTTTTTAGTTTTTTAGCCCATTCTGGGATCTCGTCCATCTCGGATTTCGTTGACTCATTATCTCCGGATGATTCGCCATTATTAGGGTTTGCACCCTTTGCAGAATTTCGAAATTCTTGACCCGATCCCGATTTACCACTAAGAATATCGTTCAAAATCTGGCCTATTTGATCCCGTAGCTCTAAATCAAGAGAAGGCACCGCCAATGCCGTAACATCAGAAGTGCCTTTGATGGTTTTATCGAAGAGAGCTAACATATCTTGTATTTCTTGTAACGCTTCATCCGCAGTAGCTTTCATTGAGTCTCTGATCTCGTAAGTAGACCTCGCTCTTTCAGCTAGCTCTTTGATTTTCCGTTTTTCTCTTCGATTTAACATAGTGTCCCCTTATAACGTAAAGGAACTACCCTCACTGGCTGGTGTCTCGGATGTACCGTTCTCAGTTCCTTCTTGCTGTGCCTGTAACTGTACCGCTAACTCTTCTGCTCTGGCTAACAATACTTTCTGATTGTTATCGAACACCTGAATATAATTATCAGTTGGAACCAGTTTTCCTTCCGAGTTTGTCGTAAGTTCCATCATTCTGAGATGATCTACAATGTCTGTACCTGTGAGGATACAAAGCTGAAGATTTTTAGCTACGTAACTGATCACGTCATCGGTTAATTTAAAAGTTTGTTGGGTTTGTGTTGTTTCGCTCATAACGATCTCCTTGGTTAGTTTATATTTTAATCATTCTTTCTCGAAAGTACATTCTAACGGATACCCTACTTGTTGAAACCATCTAATTGTTTTATCAACGAGAGTTTCCGCTATTTGTTTGCTAAGGCCAGACTTCACTATTTCTCGACCCTTTTCGTGAACAGCAAACATAATTTTTGTAGCAGTATCCTCATCATGCCTGTATATCGTCATTAGCGAAATCACAACTACATTCATAGGAGTGTGGTCGTTATTGTAGTAAATAACTTTATATTTCGAAGGTGGCTTGATCTTTTCTTTATCCTCGTTCTTATCGAGAAGGTCAGTGCCGGCTCCTCCGGTGCCATAGTCTTTTTTCTTTTGTGTCATCTATTTATCACCCTTGTCTTGATCGTCAGTTCCGCCTTGAAGGCCTTGAATTATCGCTGTCAACATTTTTTGTTCGTCTTTTACTTTATCTTTTATTTCATCGAGTTTTACGAAGTTTTGAGCTATTTCAATAATACTAGCCATCACTTGATGTGATGGCGCTTTTTCATCGGGGCCCCACAAGTGTTTAGGTAGTTCGTCAACGGATTCATCGATCAAAGCTAGGAGAAGCTGACGTTCCCATAGCCTCAACTCTACTCTTCGATGTTTTACTTGTTCTTCGATAGCGCTTAACTCTTTAAGTCTAGCTTTGATTTCTTGCACGGTGTTAGCAGACATGGTTTTCCTTATTTTTGTAGTTTCGGTACCCAGTGGGTAGTACGTTTATCTTTGGTTTCTTCTTTTACGACATCGTTCCCCATTGGATCTGTTTTTCTTCCGTAAACACAGAACTGTTCCGAATAACCACCCTGTTTTCCATCGAACGTGTAATACGATCTGATAGTAGAACCACCCATGTCATAGGAGTCTCGAAGAACCTTCTTGCATGCATCATTCAAGCGTGCAAATTCGTCATCTGTGAGGCTTTGAGTCTCCCTATGTGGTGATATACGAGCATGATACAAAGCTTCCGCCTTAACGTAATTGCCTACACCGCAGATCAATTTTTGGTTCATCAATGTTTGGGCGATGGTGTCCTTAGGTTTCGCTAGCAAAGCTTTTTTGAAATCATCGGTACTTACGTCTTGGGATAACAGGTCAGGTCCTAGCGACTTAAGCTTCTTAACCATAGCGTTCTTTCCGATAACAAACTTTAAGGTACCAAAGTTGCGCATGTCATTGTAGTACAAGACATCTCCTTCGAGGGTTTCGATCTTAATTCTAGCATGCTTGCTCTCATGAGGGTTCCATGATCCCGTCATGCCAAGTGTTGACCAAAGATATCGCTCATTCTCGAACAGTGCAAAAATAAACTTTCCATGACATCCGGCACCTACGACTTTGAGAGGTAGAGCACTTTGCAATTCATCCCAACCATCTGGGGCTTTTTTCTTGTACCTTCCCGATAGAATCGAAACTTTTGTAATAGTTTTATTGGTCAGAACGTGTGCGATACCTTCTGCAATAATTTTAACTTCTGGACCTTCCGGCATCTCGTATCTCCTGTAATTGTGCGTATATACTAACATAATACTGACACATTACATAGATTACATAGCACAAAAAGAACGGCAAGACCGATACCCTACTATTGTTGTCCCATTGTGGTCACGATATATAAAAACGTGAACAGCTTTTAATTGTGTGGAATAACGTTCTTGCCTCGAGATACTCGTATTAACTTGAAATTAAAGGTAATCTGCTCCAAACGTAAAAATTGCCCAAGCAACTTGGACCACGCTGAACACCATCATGGCTTGCGTTTTAAACGTTTTTAACTTTTCGATTTCATCTAATTTCTGCTGTAACTGAGTTGGAGATACGATCTCATCGACACGGCTCTTCCAATTCTCTAACGACTCGACTCTTGTTTCTTGAGCTCGGATCTCTCCGATTTCTACTTTAATTTGGGACATTTGGGTCTGCAATCCGTGGACTTCCGTAACCAATCTGTCTAATTGATTAAGTACTAGTCGTGAATATTCGCCCCAATTGTCATTATTCTGATCTGCTGGCATGGCTGGTGCCCTCCTTAAATTTTCGTAATGATGGGGACCGAAACTGTAACGTAACTTAGAACTAATTATGCAGCTACAAAGCTAATAAGAACTATAATTGCACGTTCCCGTATGCAACGGAGCACGTTGTACACAAATATATTTCCCCCTCCTCTCTCCCTCTCTCCAAAACGTGGGCGGCAAGCTATTATATGAAAATGAATCGGTGCTTTACATACGGCTATATCGAAAAATATCAATAATTTTTGATTAAGACTTCCGTAGCCTTTACACCATCACCCTTGTTGTGTCGTCCAGACGTGTACTTATGTTTATAAAGCGTAATATTGAAATTACTGTCGAACTTGTCGCCAAACCAAAGCCCCGAAACATGATCTTTACCCAAACTAGTAAAATTCCATTTCAAATCACCCATGTCATGGTGTTCTCGATTAGACATAGCTACATGTATTCCTTTACTGTCCAAGTGTTGCATATATCGAATCAACCGCATCTGAATATCATCATCTGCACAACCTTTCTCGTGATATTCCGTTGTACTTAATCTGTAAGGAGGGTCTGCGTAGAACCAAGCGTTGTCCTGCTCATATAGGGAAGCGATCTCTTCGAAGTCACCATTGGCTAAAACAAAAGTCTTCAGAGCTTCCGAAAACTTGCGCAGTCTTTTTGGATCGAAAAGAGTACCGTCTGCTTTCCAGATCATCGTGCCAGCCGTACCACTATATCTATCCGGATAATTTTTCAAGCCATTTCCGAAGAAACCGTTGAAATTAGTGCGCATCATAAACAGTAGCATCGCACTTTCTTCTATCGGGCCTGAGAACTCTCCGTCTAAATACTTTTGTCTCACATCGTAGTACAGTTTCTTTCTATCCGGTATATCCAATGGGGCGTATGCTAACCTTAATGATTCGTTAAACGGTTCCATGACGCCGATATAGTCCCTTATAACACCGAACATTTGCATCATCTCCCGATTATTATCATTGAAGACAATCGGGACATCGGGATATCGTTCCCTGACCCACATAGCCATAGAACCACTGCCACCAAACATATCTACGAAGATGCTAGGTGCCTTCTGTGGAAAAAAGCCGTTAACGTCGTACTTCTTAAACATTCTGGATTTAGCACCTGCATATCTGATAGGTGGCTTCTCCGGATGTTGGAACTTGCCGTGTACCTTGTCGTCTCTCTCGACGGTGTCATTAATGATCATAAAAAACTCCCGAAATAATAGAAATTATAACGAGAGTTTACGGAGTAGTATATTATGAGTATTTGAGCTATTATATCAAGCCAGCCAAACGGCCCCATCGTTCAAAGATTACATTGCCCTCTCTGTTGTACGAGCTATTTTCAGATCCCGGCGAGCTATCATCGGGGTTTTCAATCTTGATATTCTGTGTCTTCATGTATTCCTTAAAAGCTGTTTGTACAGGCTCTTTACCTACGATTTTTTCCATAGTACCCCAAATTGAGACGGCTACGTCTGGAAGGTTTTCGGGCGTGATATGTTCGAGGAAACTTCGCACGACAAGCTCAGCTGATAAGTTATCATTTCTGCATAGGTCTAAAATTTTCCGACACGCACTCAATGCACCACCTGTATTGCCCTTAAAATGTTTGGTCATGACAGTGATTAATTTTTTGGTCTCTGGTGAAACGTTGTCACCATGAGTTTTGATATATTCTAAGAACTTGTCTTCGGCCATAGGTTCTTTGTTTTCACCAAAATTATCGAATATCTCTTTGACCAAGCCGTCAACACCTCCGGCTAATGTCCACGCTGAGTCTGCTTTTTCTGCAGCCTTTAACGCTGTTGGGATAATCGTTGTTGCTAACCCTAGCACAACAGGAGTGGACAAACCACCTGAGGCAATTTCGGTACCTGCAAGAGCCATGCATTGTTTGACAATAGAAAAACAAAAAGCTCTTCCACCCTTTTCTTTACCGAACTTATTCCATAGCCATTCAAGAAGAGCTCCACCACCAGACAAAGCAGATTTCACGCCTCCTAAAATAGATGACCCAATATCTGCGGAACCACCTACAATACTGCTCAGTAGATCATCGTTGTCCTCCTTATCGGGGTCCAACGCATCAGCAATTGCTTGAGCTTGCGCTTGCTCTTTTTCACTTGCCTCTTCGGCAGCATTCGCATCGTCTTGTTCTTTTTTCTTAGCACCAAAAGCTTCACGAACTTTTTCGTTCCAAAGGGTCACTGCAGTAGCATGTTTTATAATATCTTTAGTGTTTTCTTTATACTCATCAGATAGGGTGATATTTCGTAGCCCGTACAATTTCAGCAATTCCAAAAATGGCTTGTATTCTTCGTCACTTTCGATATCATTGACCAGCTTATTGTAGTCTGTCGTGTCATAAATGAAATAAGAGCCTTCTTTGTCATCCGGATAAGTGGTCTGAAATTCTTTACGGATTCGTTCGTAAACTTCTTTACGTTCTTCTTCATCCGTAGGAGGTTCCGTAATGATCACTTCAATTTTTAAATCTTCTAACTGATCATTGACATCGTTCACTATTTCTTCTGCATTTGTGGATTCGTCGTCCATTGATTTCCACTGTGCATCCACCCTGTCTATTAGAGTCGGCAATAAAGACATCCCACCGGTTGTAACTGCTTGACTAAAATCCCAACCGTATTTTACGGCATCTAGTACTTTTTCTGATGTGTCAGATTCTTCCATGATCAAATTGATTGTATTTTCCATGATAAGATCAAATTGTCTTCGACCTGTACGATAAATAACTGCACCTTCTGCAACTTGAGAACTGGAATTAGCATCCGCTTCCAATTCTTCGAGTGTGACCAATTTTGGAAGTTCGAACTCTTCATAAAACGATTCTAACGTTTCGACCCAGCCTTCTGGGATTTTTACTCCTTGGTTGATAAACTCTTTCCGCAGATCTGGGATACGATCTTTTAATTCGCTGACGTCCTCTTCGCCACTAATAGTCCAAGTTTCCTCACCGATACCCACTTGAAGCCCAACGGATTTCATGTTTTTGGTGACCCATTTCGTAAACTTTGTTTTCCAACCTTTTTCTTCCGGTGGGTTCTCGGCTAGCCATGCATTAAGTGCGCCCAACTCTTTTCCGTTTTTCTCTCGTTGGGCTGAGCTTTCTTTTTGCAAGTCTGCGATGATGGCGTCAATCTGTTCTTTTTCAAGCCCCATATCTTCCATCTTCTTGCGGAGCTCTTTGATAGCTTTGTCATTCAAGCCCTTATGTTTTCCCATCAAATCCGTGATTGATTTCTTTAGAGTGCTTTCGTCTTTGGGCTTGACACCTTTACCACTGAAATCATATTTGTCAAGAAATTTAGCACCCAAATATAACGCACCAAATACGGATCCTAACATAGCCAAGCCAGCGAGAAGAAAGAACACTTCGTTCAACTGCTTCTTCGTAGTTTCCGAGTTTCTAGTGGCCCAAAGGAATTGTCGGTCCCATGATCCTGCTTCCGTTAGATATTCGATAGCTTGGATTTCTTCTCTGCGTGTCAACGGTCTTTGATTAACTAACATACTACTCTCTCTTAAAATAATCTTCTAAATTATATCCGCCACAATCGATTTTTTTCTTTGAACAATTAAAATGATTCATGAAGCCTGTCCACGAACCCGATCTCGTTTCTGGCGAATAATAGTCCCAACGGTCTGGTACTATATATGGAATATCGAAGCGTTCATGAACGGATTGCATCAGCGCACTTAATGCTTCCATTTGCACGTCATAGAATCCCAAATGTTCGCCCAATCGTTTTCCATTAACACGCGCATCTGTGACTACGGGTCTGGTTCCAAAACCGTTGTTCTCGTACCACCCTTGATATTTAGGATAGTAGGCATTGCTGATTTCCACACCCACGGATGAATGATTAACCTTGCTAACACCGGCGTGCCATGTTGCATCGTTCATATCGTGAAGCTGAATAATGTCCCCGTTGTTGTCAATACAAAAGTGTACCGAAACATTACGCTTTTTCAACACTTTGGCACAGGATTGTGAACTAAGGCAAACGTCCCAATGTGCAACAAAACTCTTAACCTTACGTGGCTTGTTGTACCCAGAAAAGCCCTCAGATATATCGAAAGGAAATCCCTCATCACGGAATGTGTGCACTTTGTCTGCAGGCCAGTGTATATCCACGGGTTCACCATTATACCAAAGGTGTGACGTCTCTGTCGGTTCCCAAGGTGGGCCCACGAAAGGGTACTCAGCTTCCATCTTAGCGACCAATCTGCGGTGTGTTGTGGGTCCGCACATTCCGTCAGCTAATAGGTCATGCTCAACTTGAAACTCCTTGATCGCTTTGACCAATTTTGCATCGAATAGATGATGCCCCGGAAGGAACCAATCAGGATTCCAACCGAGTTTCGCTGCGCTAGCTTCGTTGTAAAAATTCTTATCGACAGCCATCGTTCACCTATCTTATAGGCCCATTGCTTGGATTTTTTCGAATACCTTTTCACCGATATAATCGATATGATGTGAAACGCCTTCGTATCCAGCTTCTTCTACGATCATTTCGTGAATAGCATTTGGTCCTTGAATATGTCCGAACATTACCGCTCTCATTACATTCATGATCACGTTGCCGACTGCATTGTAATCTGGGTCATCAGGAGACATCATCGCTTCGTTAATAGCTCTTCTGAGTCTACGTCGAAGACGTGATTCATTTGTTGCGAAATCAGAAGCTCTGCGTTTTCCGCCTTTCTTTTGCATACGATTCACAGGCACTTTCATTCCATAGTCAGCGTACATGTTCAATTCAGCATCGGTAAGATCATCGCCTGGCTCGAGATCGTAATCAGCGATCATGTCCAACTCCGCATCTGTGTATTCCGATCTGTCTTCGTCACCTGCTCTGGTGTAATCAGCTCTAGCAGCTTCCATATCGAATTCTTCACGGATGAGTCCTTGTCTCTTTAGCCTACTATATTCTTCTCGAATGATACGTCGAAGGGTTGATGTTTTGATTCTCATATTATTCTCCTAAGCAAAGTTCCGCAATTGCGGTTGCATAATTTTCAAATTCTGGGTCTCCGAAAAGCCCATGGATTTCGTTGATATTAGCTCTCATGATCTGCATCTCTTCCGCACCCAAGCTATGGGAATAACAATAGTCAGCATTGTAGCCCATTTCAAAGCAAGGATAGATAACGGTCATGAGAAAATTCTCCAAAGAACGAAACCTTCCGAATGGGTTTCTGTAAAATGGACGGCCTTCTCGTATCGTTTGCCTGATTATTCTTTTTAATTGGGATTCGGTAAGACGCATTGTTCGCTCCTTATAGGGCCGATCTTTGTTTTAATTTGTACGTTTCAGTCTCTAGCACGTCACACATTCCAGCGATCATATCGTCAAGGCCTAGGGTCAACTCTCCGGTAAACTCTAGGCTTTCTCTCATCCACTGTAGGAAATCTAAGTACTCCGTGATACGAGTAACACCCTCAGCAGCTAATTGTTCTGCGGAGAGCGAAGATGGAGTAGGCCAACCCTTAAGCCTATTATGTGCGTTGATAGCGTATTCTACAGCGTCTGCCAGTGATTGGTCATCAGTTAAACCAATGCCACGTTCTACTACGCCATCAAAAGAGTCACCAAAGACAACGGTATACAAGTTATCATATAGAATTGCATGATCTCCAGCAAAACTTCCGCCTCTTACGCTGTGATGTGCATTGTGGAACCAAAGCTCCAAGGCCTTGTGATAACCAATCCAATCCCGAAAGGTTTCGATTAACATAACTACTCCTGATATTCTACTTAAGTAGAAGTAATTATATCGTTGTTATCGAAACCCTCGAAGTATTTTTGTTTAGCCGAAGTTATAGTCGAGAGACACGTTGATATTGAGGGTTGGAACTTTCACATGATCTGAGAAGCCCAATTCGATAGCTTCCTCTGGCTCCAAGAACCAATCCGCACGACCTCGTTCCATAATCTTCTTGTGGAACCATTTCACTGAGTTGCCCGTGTTATCAGACATGATCTTATAGATTTTGTCGTTCAATCGATTTGTTTCTTCCGCACTTGCTTGGATTTCTGAGTTCTTACCAAAGCTACCTGAACTAACATCGTGCACCATGAGAGTAGCGTTAGGGCCGATATATCGATGGCCTTCTGCTCCACAAGTAGCGAGAACCACGCCACAAGACATAGCTTTACCCTCGACAATAGTTGCTACGGGAACTTTCGAGGAATTGATTGCATCGATCATACGAAGCAACGAGTATACTTGTCCACCGTAAGAGTCGATAACAACCGGAATAATAGTCTGGCCAGTATTTTGAGCTCGAGCGATTTCTGAACAGAACTTCTTAGCTGCATCCTCGTTAAACTCGTTAACTGTAATGACTACAGGCGGAAACTTGAATTCGACTTCTTTGATATTGTCGTGGTTGGTTAGATTATATTGCATTTGATCTCCTTGGATCTGTGGTATTGAGTGTTGTATTATAATAGTATTGTGTGTTGACGCTGAGTACAAGCTCAGTATTCAGCGATGATTGCGACATTGGTGAACCCTTTCTCGCGGAGTTCGTCCATATAGTTTTGTATAAAAGTTCGAGTTCCTTGTGTACGAAAGGTACGTTCGATGCCTTCTTCGTTGGTGGCGACCACTGTATATTGGTTCTCTCGATTGTTATTAAGACGAGACTCTCGATCCATCTTTTGTTTGAGCATTTTTAGCTGTGCACTGAATTTTCCCATAATTTTCTCCTTTATTGTCCGTAGTATTCGTTGATTAGTGACATGACGTATTCATAATTTTCTCTCACGTGAATCGTAGTGACACCTGGGCTATTTAGTGAGATATATGTGCATCTACCTTGGCTGTCCGAATATGTTTGGTCTTCTACGTGGCAGATGTTGTTGATATTGATGCTGACGGTTCTACCGTTTCTTGTCTTTCTGAGAGTGATAAATGGACTTTTCATGATGACTCCTTAGGCATTGTCGATAGCTTGAATGTTACGGGCTTGTACCCCTTGTTGATGGCACATAGAAATAACTGCTTCCTTTGCCTCTGCGGTGGATGCGGCATTCACTACATGCTCACACTCGTTGCGGGATCCGTCTTTGCGGATCAACGTGTAAAAAACTCTGTATTCTGTCATGAAGACTCCTGTGTGATGATTGTTACAAGTGTAATGTATCCACTGAGGCTTTGGTTTTGTCCATATCTGCACTGTTCTTGTTAAGATAATGCAAACGAATAGACGACGAAAGTACAGTCCAGCGTACCGTGGACTTTCCAGCAAGCTGTAGTGCCACGTGGAGCATTCCATTTATTAGCCAAGTGTTCGTCCGGATGAAACTGGATCGGTTGACCCATTTGCAAATCCACGACTTGCTCGCTAAAGACTCGGTGTTCCTTGAGAAATTCTTCGATGTCAGACAATTCCGAGAAGAGCCCAAGAACATGAGCTCCTTCGTAGTCGATCAATTGCATCAGTAGAAATCCGGTCATATTCCCTCTCAGCGACGTTTTGAGTTTTGAACAGTGGAAGATACGTAGGAAATTGCTGAAGCGCCTGGATTTTTAACTCCCATTGCCTTATAGCAAGCATGTGCTTGTACGATCAATGCGGCTTCCATTTGGTCAGAAACAGTGCGACCAGCTTTGGCTTCTCCGTAGATATATCGCTTGATAGTTACAAGGGTGTTTTTTGCGTTGGTATATTCTTGTGTCATATTGACTCCTTTAGTGTGATGTTTGTTTCAGAATAATTTGATTTGTGTTGAAGAGCTATATCTTAGCCCCAATATACAAGATTTTGGATTTTACCTTGAATAACGACGTCGTCGAGTTTATCAACAAGTGCGACAAGGTCTTTTTCCTTAGCTTGCCATCCCAATAGGGTGAACAGGCCAAGATAACGACCAGTATCGTCAGTCAAGTAAACTTCTTTGCCAATGTAATTTTTGATGTTTTTCGCATTGATAATCATGTATTCTCCTTTTGAGTGTGTGATGTTTGTTACAAGTGTAATGTATCCAGGCCACTGATGGTTTTGTCCAGACCTGTATTGTTTTTAGACTTTAAGTTTCTTTCCGGTTGATGCGCACATGATGTCAATCTGCGAGCAGTGCGTTGCAGAGTATTCCATTTCTGTCCGGGTCATTCCGAACTGCATCTTGGTGAGCGAATCAGCCATCGTGCCAGCATCGACTGCCTTCATACCCGCTTGCATCGTGAACTCGATTTGCTTGCGGGATTTTGCATCTGATTTATCCGTCCATACGTGAACTACGACTTTTGTCGGGAACGGGATCTCTACGTGGTGGCCAAAACGCATTTTGCGGATTTTTTGCTGGAAGGCCTTGAAACGTTGGTTATCAGTCATTTGATTCTCCTGTGATGTGTGATTATTACAAGTGTAATGTATCCTCGCTTGAGCTCATTTTGTACCAGTGTGCATAGTTTTTGACAAATAAAAAGGCCAGCCCAAAAGGGCCGACCTTAACGTCAGAGCTGAAGTGGGAGGCTTCAGCTACATTTTGAATTTCCGCATGATGCGCACGTAACACATCCTTCTTGGTATACCAACGAACCTTCTGCGCCACAATCTGGGCACACCTTGTCCGAAGCTTCCGTGCCATCTTTGATGTATTTCTTCAAACATCTCGCGATAGCTTTCGAGAATGAGAACATATCAGCCTCTTTGTCTTTTTGCATCTGTTCTACAATATATTGGACAGGCGCGCCATGACGAAGAGCCAAAGAAATAGTACGAGTGTATCCAGCATAATTTGCATTGTCAAAGACCGAGACGATATCTTTAATAACCATCTGTTCATCACCCTCGCCCATAACGAGGTCATATTTTGAAGGAACTGTTTTAAACGTACGTTTCGTAATTTTACCATTTCTATACTTCCTTGGGACTTGGATCTGTTCCGCTTTTCCTCCGAGGATTTCGTATGGTCGACCATTCATGAGGCCCACGAGAACTACCCATTGATCCAACTTTACGGCAGTGTGGATGATGTCGCATTCAAGAGTCTCAGGGCGCTTAGGGGCATGTCTATCAGTGAAGACGTCTGTATCATCAGAGCCTGTGTCATCGGTCGATACAAGAACTCCTGAACGACTTCCATCTCGATATACGGTTACACCTTTACATCCTAGCTCCCATCCGAGCATGTAGATGTCTTTCACGGTTTCAACATCAATGTCAGCTGGAAGATTCGTGGTATTCGAGATCGCATGACAGATCCATTTTTGAGCAACTGATTGTAGTTTTACTTTTGCACGCCAATCAATTTCATTGGCGGTAGCACCGTGATATGGGCTAAAAGCGACTGCGTGATCCAAGTCATCGACTGAGGCGGTTGTTCCATGGTCACTATCTAACCATTGTTTGAAAGCATGATGATACACGTTAAACTCTGTCCATTCGTCACCAAGATCATCTACGAACATTACCTTCTCACCGTTTTGTACTTTCTTGCGTCGCTTGTAGTATAACATGAAGGCAGGTTCGATACCTGACGTAGTTTGGGTAAGACAAGAAACTGAACCGGCAGGAGCTGTCGTTGTGTTCGCAATGTTTCGTCTACCATGCTGTCTATAGTCAGCTTGTACTTCTTCTGTTAGGGAACCGAGAACCCTATCGAGAAACTCGTGACCTTCTTCTTTGGATGCATCAAAGATTGGAAATGCCCCACGTTCTTTCGCAAGCTGAATAGACTCCTCGTAGGAAGCAAGAGACAGCCACTTGTAGATTTCTTCTACAGTCTCGATAGATTCGTCTGAGCCATATCGTTGTCCCAGCATTGCGATAGCATCTCCAAGACCTGTGACACCCAGCCCTGTTCTCCGGCCATTGGAAGCAACTTCACGGATAGTGTTCCACAAGTTTCGCTCGTAATATTTAGTTTTCTCAGCTTCAGGATCATTGTCGATTTTTGCGAGAATCTTATCGATTTGTTCAATCTCTAGATCGATCATGTCATCCATCAATCGTTGTGCTTTACGAGAGTAGTTTCTGAACTTGCCCCAATTGAAACTTGCTTCATCCGTCCATGCGTTGTCAACGAAGGATGTGAGGTTCATTAACATAAGGCGACATGAATCGTATGGCGAAAGGATAATTTCTCCGCACGGGTTCGTTGAGACAGAACCAAAGCCTACATCTGAATATGCGTCAGACGGTGTCATTCGAGTAGCAGTATCCCAGAAAAGAACACCCGGCTCCGCCGATGCATGTGCACCTTCAATCAAAGCATTCCAGATTTCTGTAGCATCCGCTGTGTTCGAAACTTCAGGATTGCTTGAATCGACTGGCCATCGTTGTTCGTATGAATCGCCACCCTTTACAGCGTTCATGAATTCATCTGTGATACGCACAGAGATGTTTGCACCTGTTACACGAGTTAGATCACGTTTGATCCTAATAAAGTCCATGACCTGCGGATGGTGAACCGAGATAGACAACATCAGGGCTCCTCTACGACCACCTTGTGCAACCTCACGACAGGAGTTAGAAAACCGATCCATAAAGACTTCGATACCGTCGGTAGTTTTGGCAGCATTAGAAGTAGCCATACCCTTCGGTCGAATCGTAGACACATCAAAACCTACGCCACCTCGTCGTTTCATAATCTGTACCTGTTCTTGATCTGTTTTTAGAATACCAGCATAGCTGTCTTCAGGTGCGTCAATTACGAAACAATTTGAAATCGATTGGATTTGCTGTTCATTTCCGATGCCTGACATAGGTGATCCTTGCGGAACAATAAATCGAAAACCTTGAAACAAACTATAGATTTCCGTTTCACTCATTGGGTTATCGTATTTCTGCTCAACTCTAGCAAATTCCGCTGCCAATCGTTTATGCATATCATCTGGAGTCAATTCTACGAGTGCTCCGGTCTCGTCTCGAAGTGCATACTTGTTCATCCACACAGATGTAGCAAGTTCGTCACCTCCGAAGTATTCTAGGGTTGCTTCCCTAACATGTTCTTGCTCGAACGTTTTATTCGTCATCGTATTCTCCCATTTCTTCTCTGACTTTTTTAACTCTGCCCCACGCTTCTTTCAGAAGGTTTTTAGGGTCTTGTTCTGCCCATTCATCGTGATCCATCACGGAGAATTGGCTTCTTGCGGTGTCTATTTTCATAAACATTTTGATACCATCTCGTCCGGCTCGGTTTTTTGCAACAAATAGTCTCGCAATTCCTTTGTCCTTCTCCTCTGGCCTCCGTGATAATCCTACCACAAAATCACTCACTTGTGCTTTACCGTAGGCTTCGCCCATGTTCTCCAAGCCGACAATCTCGGAGTCTGCACCACTCTTATTTGATTGTGACGCTGTCCATACCGGAACACTCATGTCTGCAGCAAATTGTCGTAATTCTTGATAAACTAATTTCAATTCATGTCGCAGTGCTTCGTATTGTCGGGTTGAACGCATCTCATCCGCATAGTCTACGATCACAAGCGATGGCATGTATCCTCTAAACTTTAGCTTTTCAAGGTGGTTACGTAACGTAGTGACCGTAGCTGAATTACAAGGATAGTATTTAATAACGAGTCTTCCATAGTCTGGATTGTCCTCATAGTGTTTGATGACTAATTCTTTCTCTTCGATAAGGTCGGAGACAGGAACACCAGTTAAGTTAGCATCATAACGTTTACCGGTAAGGGTTTCGGAAAGCTCGAAAGTGTAATGAACCACTGTCTTACCTCTACGCAGAGCTTCTGCTCCCATAGCTACGAGCCAATGGGACTTACCCACACCCGTTGGGGCTACAACCACCCCGAGCTCACCTTGGCCCAATCCACCATCCAAGACATCTTTTTGATCCAATTCTTCCAACCCAGTAGGACTAGTGATCCTAACGATGTTTTGGAAACGAGCTTCCATATCATCGAAGAAATCGTGGCCAACACTTTGTTCCATCCCTACAGAGACAGCGTTCTTCATTAAGTCTACGACTGATTCGAAATTGTCGCCCTTTGCTAGTTCTACGGCTTCTACGAGAGCTTCTTTGAAAGCTTGACGCTTACAGAACTGAAGCGCTTGCTCCTTGACACCGAGAAGGTCTTCGGGGTGCGGATTAGCTCGCATTCTGTGTAGAAAGGCAATTACTTGTTGCTTCAGAATAGCGTCT